AGGTGGTCTGGTGAAGTAGACATATCAATTATGGCAATGCCCGGTAATCCTATGGAGGATGATGACTATTATCAAGTCATGCATTTCGCTAAGATGATGTGTGCTGCCGTACCAGTTATGGAAGAAGTAGAAGAGTTGCGTAATATTGTACACGAATATGTTACAAAAGTTATTGACAACGAGATGGATATTAATGTAGAACTAGAAGAAGAATCAGATGTAGAAAAAATATATGATGGCAATGTAATACATCTTAACTTCAATAGTAAGACAAGGGGATCAGCATGAGTAGACACGAGGCTTTTATGAAGGCAATGATAGAACACGAGGAGATGCGCATGGCACAAGCAAATAAGCAAAGCGACAATGCTGTTGATATGGTTAATAGTCCACCTCACTATAATCAAACAGGCATTGAGTGTATTCATGCTATTTCTGCTGCAACTGACGAAGGCTTCAAATACTATTTGCAGGGTAATGTTATGAAGTATCTCTGGCGATTTGATTACAAAGACAAGCCACTAGAGGATTTGCAAAAAGCCAAGTGGTACTTGGACAAATTAATCGAAGAGGTAATGGCAGATGGTGAAAGTTAAATTGTTCATTACAATTGAAATTGATGAAGAAGAATATCCAATACCAGCAGACGGACAGGTTGGAGAAGAATTGGAAGACGGCATACGTGAATATTTTTATGATATAGACGGTGCTGAAATTAGAACTATGAAAACACTAACGGAGTAAAGAGATGATTAGCAACCAATTACCTACAGATTACCAAAACTTTATAGCCCTATCACGTTATGCGCGGTGGAAAGAAGATGAGCAACGTAGAGAAACGTGGGGAGAAACAGTCTCCCGTTACTTTGACTATATGGAAAAACATCTTAAAGATAAGCACAACTATGAGTTATCTACGTCCTTACGTGAAGAACTAGAAGAAGCTGTTATTAGCCTGTCTGTTATGCCTAGCATGAGGGCGTTGATGACCAGTGGTCCCGCACTGGACAGATGCCACGTAGGTGGATACAACTGTTCCTACGTACCCGTAGATAGCCCACGTGCATTTGATGAAACTATGTACATTCTTATGTGTGGCACAGGCGTAGGCTTTAGCGTAGAGCGTCACAACATTGAGAAGTTGCCTATCGTGGCAGAAGATTTTTATAAAACAGACACAGTAATTAAAGTAGGTGATAGCAGACCCGGTTGGGCAAAGTCACTCAAAGAACTTATTGCCATGTTGTACGCAGGACAGATACCAGCATGGGACGTGTCAGAGGTACGCCCTGCAGGTGCTAGGCTAAAGACGTTTGGCGGCAGAGCATCCGGCCCACAACCTCTTGTTGAATTGTTTGAGTTTTGTATTCGTAAATTCAAAAATGCAGCAGGTCGTAGGTTATTTCCCATTGAATGCCATGACATCATGTGTAAGATAGGAGAAGTTGTGGTTGTAGGTGGTGTTCGTAGGTCAGCACTCATCAGCCTATCTAATCTTAATGATGACCAAATGCGTCATGCAAAGTCTGGTGTTTGGTGGGATGAGCCAGAGAAAAATATTATACGTGAAGGACAACGCTCTTTAGCTAATAATTCTGTCGCTTATAAAGGAAAACCAGAAATAGGCACGTTCATGCGTGAGTGGTTGTCTTTATACGAATCACATTCAGGTGAGCGTGGTATATTTAACAGAAAGTCTGCACAGGTACAGGCTGCTAAAAATGGCAGGCGTGATACTGATCAAGACTTTGGCTGCAACCCTTGCTCTGAGATTATCCTACGCCCTTATCAGTTCTGTAACCTATCTGAAGTAGTCATTCGTGAAAGCGATACAATGGACACATTAAAAGAAAAGGTTGGGCTTGCTACTATACTTGGCACATTCCAAGCTACACTTACAGACTTTAAGTATTTACGCAAAGTGTGGAAAGATAATACAGAGGAAGAGCGTTTGCTTGGAGTTTCCTTGACTGGTATCATGGATAACGCTATGACATCAACCGCAGGCAATAAGTTGCCCATACTATTAGGCATACTAAAAGATGAAGCTGTTCGCATTAACAAAGCAATGGCAGAAGTGCTTGGCATACCACAAGCAACGGCGGTAACATGCGTTAAACCTAGCGGCACTGTGTCACAGCTTACTGACGCTGCGTCAGGTATCCACGCTAGGCACAACCCATACTATATACGCACAGTTCGTGGCGATAACAAAGATCCAATGACACAGTTTCTTATCGCACAGGGTATACCCTCTGAGCCTTGCGTATCAAAGCCAGAGTCAACAACGATATTTAGTTTTCCTATGAAGTCACCGTTGGGTGCTGTCACACGCACACAGATGAATGCAATAGAGCAACTAGAGTTATGGCTCACCTATCAGCGTTATTGGTGTGAACACAAACCATCTGTGACTATCTCTGTTAAAGAACATGAGTGGATGGATGTAGGTGCTTGGGTGTACGAACATTTTGATGAGGTGTCTGGTATTAGCTTCCTGCCGTTTAGTGAGCATACATATCAGCAAGCACCTTATCAGGATATAGATAGAGATGAGTACAAAAAGTTCTTGACAAAGATGCCAAAAAATGTAGACTGGTCATTGTTGCAAGAGTTTGAAAAGGAAGATACTACATCAGGTGGACGTGAGTTGGCGTGTACGGCTGGCGTTTGTGAAGTAGTAGACTTAACAGCAGCGTAATGAACTGTTGGCATTGTAACACAGAGTTAAGGTGGGTTGGGGACCACGATGCAGACGAACTTACGGACAACCGATATACTATACTTAGTTGTTTAGAGTGTCCAAAATGTAAGTCGTGGGTTGAGGTGTACTACCCCAACCTTGAACATGAAGATCATAGAGAGGAGAACTAAATGAAAATAAGAGATATGTTAATAGACGCACAGACTTCCTATTTAGTAGGCGGCATTAATAAGCACAAAGCTAATATAGAAGTGTATATGAATAACACAATAGGTATTGGAGAACACTCTGATATAATAGAAACTATAGACTTGGAACTAGAAAAACTAGCAACCTATCACGACAAGCTAGAAATGCTTGTGAAATATTTTCCTAAAGCAGATGAAAAGGAGAATAAAGATGCCGGAAACAAATAAAGATTACATAAAATCTGAAGCTGTTTTTGAAGACGATGACTGGTGGTACTATAGCCCTAGTGGATATCGTCAACGGGTATCAACTCATGCAGCAAAAAATACCAATCGTATGTTTGTAAATGGGAAGTATATTCCGTCCTCACATCCTCTGCATAAACCCGGACGTTATAAATCTTTAGATGACGTTTGGTCACACAGCAAGATTGAAAGCACAGAACAAGGTGATGTGTATGTAATTACTAATCGTGCTTGGCCTGAGTGGGTTAAGGTTGGTAAAGCTAGTATTGCGGAAGATAGACTGAATGGTTATCAAACATCTTCACCTTTTCGTGACTATGAAATTGTTGCTAAAATTTATACAGAAAATAGACACAACAAAGAACGCGAAATGCATAAAATATTTAGTCACTTTGCAAAAGAGCGTAGAGGTGAGTGGTTTAAGATCGACAAAGTGACAGCAATTAAGTTGTTTAACTATCAGGTGAAAGGAGAAAAGATTGCGGCGTAAAGGATTAACTAAATACGATGCTCCACTGCGTATACAATACCAGTGGGGCTACGATGCGTTTAAGCGTGGTGGTAGGTTTGTGACGAAGAATGGAAAGCAAATGTTTCAAGAGAATCGTCCAAACCTTGACCCGAACACCATGCAATACAGAGAATGGCAGCGTGGTTGGAACGATGCCTACCATGAGAATTTAGAAAAGGGTAAGTACAATGGGATTAAAGGAAGAGGCTGAACAGTGGATGAAAGAGCGGTACATGAGTAACATTACAGCAACGGAGTACCAAAGAAGGGCTGCAGAAACGGCAATATTCCCAAATGATAAAGCACTAGAATATCTATCATTGGGACTCTCTGGTGAGGCTGGTGAGATTGCCAACAAAGCAAAAAAGCTAATACGTGACGGTGCAGATAGAGAAGACTATCATGCTAAACTAAATGCTATTGGTCACGAGATTGGAGATGTTATGTGGTATTGTGCCATGCTTGCAAAAGAAGTGGACATGAACCTTGGTAGAATTATGGAAGACAACTTGGATAAACTTGCTGACAGAAAAGCTAGGAATCGCCTACAGGGTGATGGTGACAATCGTTAATATTGTATATAAGTTTAATCACTCATAAACCAGTATGCTTGATCCCTCACTATGCCATTACCCCTTGGATATTTTTGCCTATACAACTCATCTAGTTTCGTTCTTTGTTTTGTGGGAAGATTGTTGTATTTAGCACGTGCTATTC